CTTATCGTATGGCCGTTTGTGTTATCTAAATTAGAATATTCTGTTAAAAGAGCAGTTCCTACTCTTTCAATGACAGTGTTCACATTTGAACCAAGTAAAGTATCATCAGTATGAATAATACCAAAGACTCTTTGAGTAAATGCACTATTTTTTGTAATCTTGGGATTAGTAGGAGTGTCATAATTGTCATTAGAACTTCCCGAAGGAGACTGATAAATAGAAGTTAAACCGCCAACTGTTAATGTCATAGATTTTCCTCCTCAAATTGTAAGAATAGAAGCGTTTCGGAAAATTTTGGCATAAGACTATTGGTATATCTAAATGATTTTTGGTAATTTCCAATTACAGCCAATTCATGTATCTCACCCATAAATTGACAATCGGCAGAAGCACTTACATTTCCGGTTGTTTTCTTTCCAATAACAATGTCTTCTCTTCCAAAAGTTAATATTTCTGATGCCCCTGCCTTTGTTGAAGTTTTTACTAAAGCACCGTTATAGTAAATGTTAAGTTTTTGTCCTGTTGAAGAGTAAGCAACAGCAACATGATGAATATTATCAATATATTTTGGTTCTTTATATGTTCTAGTAAATAATCTGGTAGCAACAGAAAGAGAATTAACAGCAGTATCTAGTGTAATATTGCTTCCTGAAATACCGCCAGCAGTAATAGTTCCTAATAAAGTAAAATCAAATTCATTTTCTCTAATAAATACCTCTTGTCCTTCTGCAAAATTATTTGGGTCAATACCCTGAATAGTTGCTGATGGAGAAGTTATTGGAACAAGGTTAATACCAGCATCATTAAATAAAATTCTGCTATTTTTATCAAAGCCTTCAATATGATTATTAAAATTAGTGTCTCCGTATTGATAGGAACGATTATGTATTGCCTGAATTACAGTATTACTTTGAAAAGAAGCATTTCCAGTAGAAGTAGAATATTCAACCCTTATGGCGTATTCTGCTGGTTGATTAGCGTTGATTGTAGTAGTGTTGATTAAATAGAGAGAAAAATTTGCACATTTAAAGAAACACATTTTATGTCCGAACCTATCACTTGTTGGAAGATACGCTTCGCTTATGAATGTCCCTGTTCCATTAGCGGGCATGACTCCCCTTCGGTTATTCTGTGCCGTTCTGCCCTGTCGCCCTGCCGATGCGCTCCCGTTTATGTCGTATGGAGTCAGCAAGGCTTCAACCGTCCAGTCGCTTTCATGCCCCCATATCCCATAAGGAATATCATCGGTTGTGTCGCTTGAGGTGGACTCAATATCAGGCACATTTTCTGTATAACTGATAGAAACATGAGAATTGCACATGATAGGAAAAACAAGACTTTTTTTCTTGCCTACATATACATCATACATCTAATCACCTCAAGGGAAGATATTCGCCTGTTTAAAGTCCATAGTAAAACTTACATCTGTTGATTCTGCATTTAATTGAAAATTAAAAGTAGAAATATATCCTTTGATTCCTTCAGATGTTTGAGTATTTGGAAAAATAAATGGGGCGGGAACTCGGATATTATCCTTTTCATTAGCATCTCCTCTGGCTCTGAAAGTAAATGGAATTAAATCTCCTCTTGAACCAATTCCAGAAGAATCGTCTCTATCAACAAAATTAGAATCAACATTTGAAGGAATAAGAACAACCAATTCATTAAAATTTTGATATTTAGCAAGGCTTGAAGAATCAACACTAGCCGCAATCATTTGGGCTATTTCTTGAGCAGTAAAGAAAAGAGTATCATCAGTATGGCTTTTCTTAATATTTGCATCAACAATATAGCCTTCTAATCCAATTGTTTTTTCAGCCGCACCAAAATCAGCACCTACATTTAACGACTCTCCAGTAGCAACACTTGAAAGAGGAATAACAAAATCTAAAACCTGCCTACTTACACCTATACTCACATTTGTAATTTTTAGAGGAATAGTATCTGTGGTCAAATCATTAGAGTCGCTAGCAAAAGCATTTAGTTTTAGATATACATAATCGCTCATTTAATCACCTCAATAACGAAGAGTTCAAAGTTCTATTGATACTTGTGCTGAACATTTTACCAATCTTTTCTGCCATTTTCTTCAATTCTGCATCAGAAGAGTTTTTAACATCAACCTTTATATGGAAATTGTTATTGATTACGGTTTCTTGCTTGGATGAAGAAAGCATCTTTTTACTATCGGAATTAGAGTGAACTCTTGCACCTGCTGGTAAATTCAATAATTCTGGCCCTTCTTCTCCAACAACTGTTAATCCTCCCTTTGAAACACCACCATCAGCCATAAATTTGGGCATTTTGAATTTATTAACGAAACCAACAACTGATTCTACAAGTTTAGAAATTGGGTCAGCAAATAGCCTTCCAAGCATAGCACCCAGTAAAACAATGCCTAATCCCAACCAAATGGGAACTTGAACAGGTAATAGTGCAATAAGCGCAACTGCCGCTAAAACACCTAAAGCCACCGAAATTATTGTCCCAACTGCCTTTTCAAAAGGAACACTATCCCACCATTCCTTGAATTTAATTGTTGCTTCAACTAATAATCCACCTAAGAAGGCGAGTAAAGACCCCAAAGTGATAACGATAAGACCACCCACTAGTTCTAAAGCACCCATAGCCATGTCTTTAAGTCCATCAATTGTCTTTTGGAAATCTCCTTCTAATAATCCATTAATAAACATCATCATACCATCAATGTATTTACCTACACCATTAAAAATTAATTCAAAACCATACTGTGCAGCCTTCACTACTGCATCAAAAGCCTTTGAAAATACTTTTTCATTCTTTTTAATAAATGCTACAATACCAGTAATTGCAGCAACAACAAGAATAGAATAAAGTAGCATCTTTGTAAAGAACTGAATAACTAAACCTATTCTAGAAAAGAATCTAACAAGACCGTATTTGCTTTTACTTCCTGCTTTGAGTAAGCCAGAAACAGAATTTCCGCCAAGCCACTTTGCCCTTTTATTAAAAATATCCCAAGAAGAGAAAAACTTTCTAAATCCTTTTTGATATTTATCTAAAACACCAGTAAGTTCACTTTCTTCATTTTTAAGTTTTCCCTTCTTTTCTTCTCCGATAGTAATTTTTCTTTCAAGAATAGCCTTTTCTGTTTCAATATCAGCATTTTTATCAATACCATACATTTGAGCAATAGTATCTTTATCTGCTTCGTCTGCTTTTTCTAAAGCAGTAAAACCTTTTAACTTTGCTTTATCATTTCTTACTTGTTTATTTGCTTCTTTATATTCTCTTTGAACAGTTTTTAATTTATCAGTAATCCTATTTACATCTTTTTGAGAAGGAACCATAGAACCAAACATTCTACTAAAAACATTTGCAGTTTCTTTACTTTCAGGTCTTAATGTTCTCATAATTCCACCCATCGCATTTAAAGCAGTAGATGTTTTATTGACCAGCCTAAACATTCCAGGCGGTAAAAACCCATACATAAACTTTCTAACAGTAGCGGCTTCAAATCCTAAAATTTTAACATTTTCTTCTGTGCCTGTTAGAACTTTAGCAAAATACTCTAAAGAGGTTCCACCAGCATCGGTATAGGCTTTAAATGATTGCATACCCAAATTAAAACTAGCCAGATTTTTATCTGATTTTCCCTGTTGGTCTGCTAAAGTTCTTAAAGCCCTTTGATAAATTCTTGTTCTAATATTGAGGGCTTCAGTTGTATTATCTGTTTTTTCTAATCCCTCTCGGTATTGTTTTTCCCACGCATCTGCCGCCTTTTTAGCGGCGGTTGTTTTATCAATTGCTTCTGCTTGTTGTTTTTCTGCATCCAATCTATTATTCATTGTTTGCATTAAATTAACAATAGTAGTATTATTTCTATCCAATGAATCATTTAAATCCACTAGACTAGTGTTCATCAACTGTTGTTGTCTTTTACTCTTCTTACCTGCATCTGCTAATCCAATCAATGCTTGTTCAACATTAGAAAAATTAGCAGCAAGAGCAGCAGAAGTATCAGTATTGTCTTGTAAGTTATGATAAAGACCTTCAAGCATTCGGTCATAATTATTCATGCTTTGAGTATTATTTTGAACAACCTCTCGTAATAAAGCATTTGTTTCAGAAAAGGAACCGACTACATTATTTGCTTTTTCTTGAGAAAGAGACAGTTCAACCAAAGCACCTTGAAATTTACTTACTGTTGAGATAAGACTCCCAAATTTATCATTTAGGTCTTCTAATTCTCTTCCAAGCAAATTCATTTTTTCTTCAGCGTCTTTCACTAAAGAATCACCTCGTAGCCTTCTCCATTTCCTCTGCTTCTAATTCTTTTTGGATATAAAACATATCTAATAATTCCGAAACTAAACTAGCAGGTAATTGATATACCTCTAGTGGACTGATAGAAAACTCTTTTGAGAGCGTATAGACAATTAAAAGGGAAGCCTCCTTTGGAGACAATTTTCCCGTTTTAAGTCCATGCTTCAGTTTTCTTCTTTTCCCGCATCATCCTCCAAAGCATTAAGAGGATTCGGAAGGACTTCTTTAAGTTGATTGCCTACATACGGAGTCAATCTGAGAATATCAATTGCTGAAAGACTGGGTTCAGTCTTTGTAATGAAATTTTCAACCATGTATTTGAACATAGCATTCAAGTCCAAATCCATGCTTTGCGTTTTTGTGTTAATTTTCATAACAGTATTTAACGCTTTATCAACCTCAATCCAAGTGGGTTCTTTCACCCAAACCTTGAGGTATTCGTCTTTATCGGGTGCTACACGAATATAATGTAGCGTAGGCTCGCTTAGTGCAAAAAGCACACTCTTATCTGATACAATTTTTTTGTTCAACATTTTATCCACCTTTTATACCAACAAACAAACAAACGGTGTTGGTGGAATATTATTCTGCTAACTTAGACTTTTTGGGAGTTTCCTCTTTTTTCTTTTCTGCTTTCTTTTGCTTTTTTGTCTTAGCGGCTTCAATAGCCCTCAAGTTCTTTTCATGTCTTGAAACCATGTAATCACCCCTGCAAAATCCAATGAGTCTTGACGGTGCATAGACTCATATTTCTGGGCATAACTGTTGCTTCAACAACAATTGGGCCTTTGTCATCAGTTAATGGGAAATTGTTAGCACTAATGAAATAATCAGTAAAATTCAATGTAATGGCTTCACCATTTGCTTTCGTAAAGATTAATTCAATCGTTTGAGTAGTGTTTTCTGAATCATTCAGAAGAGCAGTATAAAGAGCATCATCAGTCACATGACCTGTAAATGAGATTTCATAGGTTCTTTGGGCAGGAATGGCTTCTTGAACATCTTTACTACCAACACCTAAGAATCTTCGGTCTTGAAGATTATTGTTCATTGTCAAAGTTAAGGAATTAATCTTAAGGAAAGATTCACCGAGAACCTTAAATGTTCCATCTGAGAAAAAGAAAGGTTCTCTCATTTGGTCTGTAATCGTAGCAGTTTCATAATTGAAGAAAGTTGTTTCATCAGACACACCTCTTCTTGCATCATAATTCTCACCTTGCTCCAAATCATGAACATTTCTGGTATTTAGGTCAAGAGTCATTTTTACTTCTTCATTTTCGTTAGCGGTCATTGTTAAAGTATTAACTCGGCAACCTCTTGCGATTTTAACAAAGTTCAAATCTTCTGCTTCCGAAGCAGTATTTGTTCTATATTGATTGGTTCCAGTTAATTTTGAAAGATTCTGTTCAAGAGAGAAAGAAGGCAGAAGGTCGCCATCCTGTTCAGCAAAAGTATAGGTAATAGCATCGGTAATAGAAGTTGTTCCCGTTGGTCTTTCTAATAGGTCAATATTACCAATATCGCCTGTTGCGATTTCATGGGCAGAAATAGGTGGACAAAATCTGTTTCCGATTGTTCTTCTAAAAACAACACCTGTTTCACTAAATCCAGCAATTGTTTTTGCTGCGCCTACGGCAACATCAGCACCACTTTCATCTGTTCCTTCAATAAATACCTTACCATTATCAGCACCAGCAGGGACAGTATAACGATGGGCGGCGGTTGAAAGAGCCGTAGCAGGGGCTAAAGTGGAACATTGTAGAGTAGTGCATTTGCCCAAGAAATAATACAACCAAGCACCATGATTAGCAACAAAGCCAAGATTACCTCCACTAAAAGAAGTAATACCTTTATATTGGTAAGTAAAGTTTCTTGAACCACCAAGAGAAAGGTTTGTTTGTTTCATTTCTACTTCAGTAGTGGGAAAGGTAGCACTTTCAAGAATACCTAACCATTCATCGGAAAGAAGTCTCTTTGTTGAGCCGTCTTTCGGGGCAGGGACGGGCGCACCGTATGATTTAATCACAAAGTAAGAATTAACAACGATAGAATCAAGAGTTGGGGTAAATTCAATATCTTCTGTTGTATTTGATACAATTCTATGTGTTGATTGTAAAACATTAGAAGGATTGTAAAATTCCAATAAGCAGCCTTTATACAA